AGCAGCCTTAGTCGGGCTACTGCTACCGCTGATGACGCGTTAAGGCCTGCATTGGCAACGTTGGTGCAATCAACAGGTGATCTAACGTTTAGCCAAGAATTGTTGCAACACGCTTTAGACATTAGCGCTAGCACAGGCAAAGACTTAGGCACGGTTACAGACGCACTAAGCAAGGCTTACAACGGCAACATGAAAGGCCTAAAAGCTTTAGACGCGTCACTAATACCGCTAATTGCAGACGGGCAATCGTTTGATGACGTAATGATTGCTTTGGCTGGCACTACTGGCGGCGCAGCTGCAGACGCAGCCAACACGGCTGCCGGGCGCATGGCAAACCTAAAAATACAAATGGACGAAACAAAAGAAAGTATTGGCGCGGCCTTGTTGCCTGTAGTGCAAAAATTGTTAGACATTTTGCTACCTGTTGCGTATTGGGCGCAAGAAAACACAGGGCTGTTTTTAGGGTTTGCAGCGGTTATTGGTGGCCTGTCAATTGCCGTGTTAGCAGCCAACGCAGCCATGAAAATTTACCAAGCAACGTTAGTAATAGTAAAAGTAGCGCAAGCAGCGCTTAATTTTGTTATGTCAGCCAACCCCATTGGGCTAATTGTGATTGCCATTGCAGCTGTTGTTGCAGCGTTTATTATCCTAGAAAAACGGTTTGGCCTTGTCAGCGCAGCCGTCGAGGTCATTGGCGACGTGTTTTACAAGTTTCTAATACAGCCAATTGCTACAGCACTTAGTTTGATCGGCAAGCTAATTAGCGCATTAGGCAAAATACCCGGTTTAGGCGCATTAGGCAGCGTTGTTGGCGGTGCAATAAAAGGCATACCCGGCCTTGCAGCTGGCGGCATTGTTACGCAACCGACCCTTGCCATGATTGGTGAGGCAGGCCCAGAGGCTGTTATCCCACTTAATCGACTAGGCGGCGGTGGCATAACCGTAAACGTCATGGGCGGCCTAGCTACCAGCGCCGAAATAGGGCAGGCTGTTGTTAACGCAATTAGGGCTTACAACCGATCTGCAGGCCCGGCAAACATAGCGGTTGCCTAATGCCCGGCTCAACAATCGTTCAGTCAGGTGATTACGACCTATTTATTGACACAGGCACATTGCAAGACGCTTTCACGCTTGACACGTCGCTACTAGACGGCACAGACGTTTTAGACGGCTCAACCACATTTGCCAAGGTTACGTTTGGCACGCTCAATGTAAACATACGTCGAGGCCGCCAAGACCAAGGCGATCAATTTAGCGCTGGCACAATGACGTTTACGTTAAACGACACGTTTGCTGACGGCGTGTTTAATCCGTTTGACACCGTAAGCCCGTTTTATGACACGACAAACAACCAGCCGGGGCTAGCACCTATGCGCGAGGTGCAATTCGTGCGGTATGACAGCCTTGGTGACCCTGAGGATTTGTTTAAGGGTTACATAGTTAATTATGACTACGCGTTTACGTTGGGCGGCCTAAACACGGTGTCTGTGTATTGCGCCGATCAGTTTTATCTACTTGCGCAAACCGTGTTAGATGAGCTAAACGTTACGGCTGAGCTGTCGGGCGCACGCATAGCCACCGTGTTAGCCCTGCCTGAGGTAAATTACACCGACCCGACAAACATTGCCACAGGCACAGTAGACCTAGGCCATGACGCTGCCTACACCGTGCCTGCAGGTACAAACGTGTTGGCGTACCTGTCGCAGATAAACGACACAGCCGAATTTGGGCGGCTGTTTATGTCGCGTGACGGGGTGCTTACATTCCAAAACAGGGTAGGCAACACGCTGAGCGCTCCAGTAGTTGACTTTCATGATGACGGCACAAACACACCGTATGACACCGTTGGCATAACCTTTGAGGCTGATCAGGTAGTTAACCGGGCGGTGGTAACGGCCTTAGATGACAAGACGGCTACCGACAGCGACCCTGCCAGCATTGCGACCTACTTTACGCAGACAACCAGCATTACTAACAGCTTGCTGCATGTGCAAGGGCAGATAGATGACGCGGCGGCCTACCTGTTAAATGGTGAGCCTGAGGCACGGTACACCGACGTTGGCACAACATTTGCCAGCCTGTCTACCGCTGAGCGTGACGCGGTAGCCATAGTCGACATAGGTGACACAATCACCATAGAAAAAACCTTTACGTCTGGTACAGGCACAACCGAATTGGCCCAAGAGCTGTCGGTAGAGGGTGTTGAGCATGCCATAGATTTTGGCAGCGGTCACCGGATCACATTCTTTACAGCCCCAACCACCATTGTTTACGAGCTAATTTTAGATGACGTAACCTATGGCATTATTGACGCAGAAAATGTCCTAGGCTGACCGTATGGGCGCTAACGCACAGACCGAAGTACCAACGTTTACCGCGTCGCAGGTATTGACCGCCGCGCAAATGAACACAAGCGCCCGCACGGGTGTACCCGTGTTTGCAACTACCGTTACGCGTGACGCCGCATTTGGTGGCGCAGGCGAAAAGACACTTGCCGAAGGCCAATTGTGTTATTTGGAAAGCACAAACGTAGTCCAGTATTACGACGGCGCAGCATGGGCTACCGTTGGGCCTAGCACGGCGGGCGGCATTGTGTTTGTTAGCGGTGCCGCGTTCACAACTGTTTCTAGCGTCAGTTTGGCGGCTAGCACGTTTACTAGCACCTACCGCAATTATCGGATTATTTTGCACATTACAGCTTCGGCTAGCGCAACAGTTAGCACTATGCGTATGCGTGCAAGCGGCGTTGACGATAGCGCCGCTAGTTATCGCTACGCTTCGCGTGGCCTTAGTAGCACAAACGTAGCATTTGACTCAAACAATAATTACACAACTTCGTGGCAGATCATAAGCACAAACACCGACCCGCAACCCAGCGTGATGGTTATTGACGTTATTGCGCCACAAGTAGCAACCCAAACACTTGTAACGGGTACATTTTCGTTTTCTGACAACACTTACGGCCAACTTACGCAAGTTTTTGGCGGCCGTTTTGCTGCTAACACACAGTTTGACGCGCTTAGTTTTTTATTTGCAGGCAACATGAGCGGCGTTTATCGTGTCTACGGCTATTCAGACAGTTAGGACAACATGACAAAACCAAACGTATTAGACGGCAACGAAATGCGCGAAATGACCGACAGCGAACACGCAGCGTATCTTGCGTGTTTTGTCGAAGTAGAAAAGAACGAAACCGCGGCACAACAGGCAGCGACGGCAACAGCAACATCACGGGCTAGCGCACTTGCAAAACTTGCCGGGCTAGGGCTAACAGATGACGAAATTAACGCGCTAGTTGGCTAAACATGAACAAAAACGCACAACTACAAACAGCTGACCAAACCTTAAAAGGTGCTGTCATGGCGTTAGGTAGCTACGTTGCACACAAAAACAATGTTGACCCACAAATCATTGCGTTATCACTACCCGTAGCCGCAGGCCTTATGGCATGGATCAGCACGTTACTTGGCAACAAAAACACAGCTTGCCTATTTGTAGAAAAAGACTTAGACAAAAAATAGTGGGCAAGACCTACACCGTTACCACAGCGCCAGTAGTTGACGCAGCGCTACCCGGCATGACCCAATGGGTGCGGTGCGCAGCTGAGTACAGCAACGGCGCATTGTGGAATAACGGCACATTTGTTAAAAGAGACATACGCGGCAAACCCGGTCAGATTAGCAACCATGCACGCGGCCTAGCAGCCGATCTGTCTTACAGGTTTATGCCAGCCAGTAAACGCGGCGTAAGCAACGGGCGTGTGCGCTCGCTTGAATTTATGAAACAGGTGTTAGCCAATTATGACGTGCTGGGCGTACAGCTCGTTATTGACTATTGGCCTGAGCCGTTTGGCAGGTCATGGCGTTGTGATCGTGCTGTTGACGGCGTACACGCATTACCTAACCATGCTGAGGCATGGCGCAAGGCCGCAATAAAAACGTTTACAGGTGCGCCGGGCGGCGATTGGTGGCACGTCGAGATAGCGCCAGAGCTCGCAAACGACCCGAAAGCTGTTACGGCAGCATTTGCGCAGGTGTTTGGGGTATCCACCACAACGGTGTAGAGCGTCGGTACGGTTTAGTTACCGACAGAAACGGGGTTACTAATGGCGTACCTATTGAGCAAGCTCGCTGCAGGCCTTTTTGGCGTGTGGGGCGTATTCGTGGTATCAGGTGCAAACGTAGGGTTTTACGACCCTAAACCGATACCCAGGCCCAGCAGCGCAAACACCGTTTATGAAGGCCTAGAACAGCCCCCAGAGGCCTTAGAAACGACCACAACGACCATAACAACCGTTGCTAATTGTGATGATGTTGTGAGCCTTGCCGCGTCAGTTGGCTGGCCTGCCAGCGAGCTTGACACATTGCGCCGGGTGGCTAACGCTGAGAGCGCTTGCAAGCCTTGGGCGCATAACGTGACCGACCCAAACGGCGGCAGCTACGGCATTATGCAAATAAACGGTTTTTGGTGCAGACCAAACACGCATTGGCCTATTGGTTGGCTACAGGCGCAAGGCCTTGCGTCGACGTGTGATGATCTGTACAGCGCAACCGCCAACCTGCAGGCCGCGTTAGCAATCTGGCAAAACAGCGGCTGGCAAGCATGGTCTACCTACTAACCCGAACACCTATCGGCTACTATCACCACCACGAAAGGCAGAACAATGACAGAAATAGACAGAGACACCGAAGCAATGATTAAACACCACAACGCAATGTTTGCGTTAATAGATGAAATTTTTGCGACACCAAAAATTACGGCTACGCCACCGTTAGAAAAAGAAACGTGGCTAGTTAGGCAGCTTAAAAACATGCGTATTGACGCACAGCTAGCCGGGCAAGACCACGAAGCAGACGTACTAACGCAAGCCGTTGAGGAATTAGGCGGCTAGCTGTGAACCACCAGCAACCAGAAATGTTTGCCCCAGTCATTGGCTTAGGTGCATACCGTGAGGAATTAGCACAGCAACCTGCAACACCATTTGTTAAAGCCATGCAAATTAGTGAGCGTGTCAGCCACTTGAAATGGTCAGGCGAACAGCAACGCCAAGTAGACGCAGCAATTATGCATGTGGCACGCACAAAAGGCCTGTTTACAGCTGATGACATTTGGCAGCACCTAGGGCCAACGTTTGAGGTAACAAAAGGGTTGGCAGGTCGATTAAACGCAGCTGTACACCAAAAGATTATTCGCAACACAGGCACAATTAGCCACGCCAAACGCGGCGGCCTGCACGATCACGCACAACGCCTAACAGTTTGGGCAGCGTATGGCGTTTAACCTTGATGACTACGAGCCAGTAGCAGCCCGTTTGTCACGTTGGCTAGCAATACCCAGCCAAGCGCCCAAGCGTGTTATCACACACCTAATGCAGTACACAGACGCGCGTTGCGTGTTTAAGGCTGAGCTATGGCATGGTGACGTGCTTACTAGCACCGGGTGGGCTGAGGAGACACGCGGCGAAGGCCATGTGAACCGCACTAGCCATTTTGAGAATTGCGAAACTAGCGCCATTGGTCGAGCATTGGCTAACGCAGGGTTGGCAGGCAGCGATTACACAAAGCGCCCGTCACGCGAGGAAATGTTAAAGGTGCAAACCAGCACAGCGCCTGACCCTTGGCCTGCAGACGCAAACACAAATGTTGTGCCGATTAACAAGACGGGGCAAGCTAGCACTAAGCAACAGAATTACATAAACACGCTGATTAACCAAAAAGGGTTGAGCATGGCAGACACCAAGGCGTTTATTATTAGTGTTGTCGGTGACAGTTACGAAAGCATTGGCAGGCTGTCTAGTAGCCAAGCTTCAGCACTTATAAAGGCGCTGACAGCATGAAACGCACAGGCCTTGTGCTGTTTACTTTGACTGGGTTATTGGTGCTGGCGTTGTTGCGGCGGTCAGGGCAATGACTGCACACGAGGAACTAGATCAGGTGCTACGGCTGCTGAAGCGTGCAAACGACATTGTGTTAAAAATGCCTGTTACTGACGGTGGTGCAATGACGGTTGAGGTTGCACAGAAAATGCGTTGGGTTATACGTCGACTATCTAAGCGTGCATGGATACTTGCCACAGAAATACAGTCAACATCATGAGCAGAGGCAAAGAGACATGGTGGAAGGTTGGGCCGTACGGCCCGTACTGTGGGCAATGTTGCGACAACTGCCACCACTTTTGGGACGACGGCGAGACGTTTGGCTGTGATCTGCATTTAGAGCTGTACGACAACAAAGTGATACCTCATGACGTTCCGTACCTTGAGGACAAATGCCCCGACTGGATAAGTGCATTTCTAATTAGGAAGCAACATCAGCCAACGCTGATTTAGTAGGCCAATCGCATTGGTGCTTAACGGCAGCGTGACCGTTTGCAGGTGTAAAACCTCAGCCGTTAACA